GTTATACTTCTTTCTAACTTGATGCCTAATTTTAACCCATATTTCTTTTTTTTTTTTTTTTTAGTTTTTGAGTGAGGAGTATCCCCGATTGTTTCTACCACCACAACCCCGCACCTCGAAAGGAGCAGGGGGAGGGTTATTTCGGTGTTATGTGGCATTAGTATCCACAAAGCAGTCTTGTCTGTTAAAATTAGAGCAACGCCCAAATTTATTCCACAGTATTTCAATTATCCCTAAATCGGTCGTTTTTACATCTCCTTGATATATCATCGGTTCTAGTAGCCCACGGTCAATAGGCTGCTCTAATTTTTCAAACTTTAGTATTTCAAACCCACCTCTGGTTAACTTATAATCAACGCCACATAACACGCTGTCATAAGTCATTTTGCTATCTTTTTTCATCGTTTCCACTATTTTATAAGTCTGTAGTTCTAATCAAGTGTAGTGCTATATTCCCAAAATTAAATTTACCCACGCTCTTTACTTTTCTCAAAAGTATTGGGTATAAATCTTGGTACATACCCACCTTGGTAGCATCCGCAAACAGGTATAAGTTGGTCGCCTACTTGGTCAACTTCAAAAGCTTCTCTAATAGCTACGTGCCATTTTGTTTTAGGTGCTAATCTCGTTTTTACAAGCAAATGATAGCCACCTCTTGTTTCAAGTATATTGTAAGCTTCTTTTGGCAGTATATCGTTTAGTTTACTTAAATCAACATCTTTAGTGTCAATATCAAAGTCGCAAAAATGGCTTTTACTTTTACTTCTCTGTATGCAACTCAAAGCCTCTGCGTGTACATTATAACTATTCCCATCGGTCTGCAATAAATCTATGCACTTTTTCATAAGTCCATAAGTTGCTTTTTTCATATCCCTTGGGTTGGGGTTTATATAAAGTACTAAACTTTCTTGTGGAACTTCGATGTTTCTAAGCGTATAGCTCCCAAATTCACATTCAAGTTGCTTTATTTTTTCAAACAATCTTTCTTTATTGCTTGTAAATCTTTTGAGCTGAGTTTTGTCGTTACTCTTTATTTTGTCTTTACAATATTTTTTTCGAGCGAATAACGAAACAAAGTACTTTTCATTTTCTTTCAGTTCAGGTAGCCACTCGATAAACTCCCTTAATTTATTTTCGTCTTTTATTATTTGATAATTCATAAAAAATCCCTCCCTAAAATTTAATTTTTACATTTGTTTTTCAATTCAACGTTATGTACAAGCGCAAGCCAGTACATTTAATCAAGTTCAGTGGGAGTAATTTTATTGTTTTTTTCTCCCCTCACTTTTAAAAATTCATAAATCTTTATAAAAGCCTGCTCATATCTTTCTTTCGCTGAGCTTTCGGAATAGCTACGGTGTTTTAAACCGAAGAACTCGGCAAGGTCTTTATCCTTTAATCCGAGTTCTTTTTTTAGTTGCTTAATATTCATTATGCGATTTTGCTTAAATAAATGTTAGCATACAATGTGAATTTAGCTTTCTTTTGCTCACACATAAATGGCTCAGCAAAATTACCTTCACATAAATCAGAATAAGCATCGTTAATAGCATCCTCACCATATTTTTCATAAAGTCCTTTTTCAATAGTGTTGTACAATTCCTTGCTATCGTTAGCAACAACTTGTCTACCTTCTGTTGTTGGTGTTTGAGCTTCTTTAACTTCGTTTTTTAATCTTTCGATTTTTTCTACTGTAGTTTCCATTTTATTGTTTTTTAAAGTTTGTAAAGCTAATACGAAGCAAGCAGAATAATTACCTTCAAATGTTCTTGCTAATTTGTGAGCTGCTGTAAAAAGTTCTGAATTTGTCATCGTATTAAGTTTTAAAGTTTCTGTGGGGTTATTCCCAATTGTCTTATACAAATATACAGTATATATTGTAATAAACAAGCGTTTTATTAAAATAATTACAGTATTTACTGTTATTTATATTAGTTTTAAATAAAACGAGTTTCCCAACCCACAAAAAAAACAATAAAATTACCGTGCTTCGAATGTGCCTTAGTGCGTTAATAATGCGCCAGATACATAACACGGTGTCATACGTCATTTTTGCGAAAAGCAAAACCGAACGCATACACCAATTCGTTAAGCACAATTAGCCTACGCACACATTACCAGTAATTTCATAAGCAAATCCTGCTAATTCATCCGAAAGCAAATCACCGCTACTTTTATCTTTCTTAAAGCTGTTATCTAACAACCAAGCTCCTATTTTATCACCCCAAAACACTTGCATTTTACTTTGAACCATTCCTGTATCCGTTTAATGCAATCAACTTATTTAGGTTTTTGAATCTCTGTATATCTCCCCACGCTTGTAATTTTTTGCTTTCTAAACTGTACGCTCTAAATTTAATCTGTCTATCTGCCATCGCTCAAATAAAAGTGCTTAACAACGCATCAAAATTAATACGGGTTATTAAGCTAATTAAACAGTATCCTTTTAAGTTAATTAATCAGTACGGGCAAGGTATCTGCTTTTAATCCCGTACTAATCTTATGCCAACGTTGGAAAACATACCCCTCGAGGGGCGGATTCAACCACATTACAAGTGTTTGCATTTACGCATATGACATACCCATAATTCTTTACTGGTGTAGTTGCAAGAGTCTTTACCCTTCGGATTCTTGCAATGTTTCAGCATCTGGAAATTGTTCTTTTTTTCTTTTTTTACATTCGGTCATATCTATATTTCATTTAATCTAAAACAAATCTACAATACTTTTTACTATCGTCAAAATAAAAAACATAAAAAAAGCCTAACTCATTTGAATTAGGCTTTTAACAGTGAATATATTATTATTATTTTCTGTGGGTATTAGGTGAGATAAACATCAACTCCCCTAATACGTACCTCTTGAAAAGAATGTTTCAAGTTATGAGTGTCGCCCGGGATTGTCATCAAACCCTGCGTGTTACAATAGCTTTTAAGTGTAGTAGAAGATTTACTATTAATAATATCTGAGTAATCAACCACCGAACCTTTCTTCAATAATTGCATCTTTTCGGCATTTTCTTTTATCCCATTAGAAGTTTTATAGCTTGACTCATATGCCATATTATAAACTTCATTAAGATTGGTACTTATACTAATATCATTATAGTTTTTTACCAATATATCGCCGTAGGATATTTCAACCTCTGTACTGGTTAATAGGGTTAATTCCAATGCATCAAAGTGTTCTAATGATAAATTTAAATCCTGTGTCAATTGAACATCCTGGGATAATTCAATATTTTCGCATTCATACACCTTAATGACCTCTACAGGAGGTCTTGCTACCAGTACTAGACTGAAAATAGCAACAAACATAAAAATGATTTGTTTTTTCATAGCTTTTTACTTTAGTTAAAAAATTAATTAATTAAAATCGAATAGCTAATTTACAAAAACATATTCTACAAAACAAATAAAAAAGCCGGGCACCACCCCCGGCCTATTATCAAAACCCTATTATGAAAAATATACTTATTACAAATGAAATTTACAAAATAATTACACGAAAGGCAAATTATAATCTCCACGATAGTAATTATGTCGCATCCAATTCCAATATACAAATGAATCGGCAACGTTTGGAGATTTACCACCAAGTCGTTTCTTTATTTCCTCTTTATCCTCAACTTGAATACCCCGGGGAGTAACTTTGTATTTAATTGTTGTTAGCTCCTTTATAAGCTGCCTAATCATTACATCTGGTAAGTCTAGTATTATATTACCTTTCTGAAGATCTATAGATGCAGTGAAATACATTTGAGAACGTAATCCAGTATATGAATAAAGTGGTTTACCTTCCATGTCTTGAGGTATTGCATTATCTACTTGTCCACCTTGTAGAGGAATACACCTTATACCTTCATTATTAAAAGTATTCACAGTACTTACACCTACACCCACAGCATCTACACCCACATTATTATCATTAACGTTTAAATTGGCTAATTTTGGCAATCCATATACGTTATATTTCTTTTCCATAAGCTTGTAATCTTCCCAAAGCATATTGTATGCTAAATGAGAAGCATCCGGACATTGAAATTCATTAATATAATTACAAATATTCCCGTCACCGGTAACCACACAAGCTTTATCACCATCAACTGAATTTGCAACATCAATTCCAACTGCATTAAAACTATCTTCATCACGAAGTTGCTGCACTCTCAAATAAGCTTCTTTTTTGAATTTAGTATGTCCATAAGTACAGTTATCTATCCAATCTTTCTTAAGAAGACTATCAGCAGATTCAGTTGGTGATATACCACGAGCTCTTGACTTAAAGAAATTACTATCCTCTCCATACTCATCTTTACGTAACTCAAGACTTTCTAATGTTACGGCACCAGGTATAATATCACGCTTACAAACAATATTTGGGTGGTCATATCCAGATATAACTATATGCTCAACGTTTTTCTTTTGGCAAAATACATGTAATGCATCGGTTTGACTATCTGGGTTTCCTACTGCTATGACTTGGTTTTGACTTGGGTATACGCAGGTGTTTTCAATTGCTTTTAATACAGCTGGATGTACACCGGCGGCTTCTTCAATAACGAATAACATATATTCACGGTGAAAACCCTGCATTTTAGTTGCTGATTCTTCACCGGCACTAATTGAAGATACAAAACCAATTGCTTCATGGCCTAAATCACCAAACTTATTATCAAGTTCTAAATTTTTAGATATTGTATTCGGTTTTGAACGTTTGTCAACAGTTACCTTTAAGGTTTGCATTTCAGCAAATGTTCGAATACGCTTAAATTTTGAGAATGCATCACCTACTTCTTTCCAGAGTATTTCTTTTAATTGATCTGCCTTTGGTGCAGTTGTTACCACTAGTGAATTTGGAAACACATCTAAGTACCAGAATATCATACGAGGAAGGCACCATGTCTTTCCTGTACCCGTTGCTGATTCAATACCTACCCATTTACCATTTGATAAAGCTTTAAATGCATGATAAAATGGATCCGGAGTACCGTCCCAAACATGATCTTTATATTCGGGGTGTTCTGACCACTTAAATGAAGTTAGTGAATCTTTAAATTGATCTGTGGCCCATTCAATTGGATCAACCCGGTATAGCTGCCTCTTTAATCGATGGTAGTATGCTTTCTGTAATCTTCTTTGGCGGCTGTCGAACATATTAACTAAAAGATTTAAGCATGCATAGAATGAACTATGCATGCTGATTAATTACTTTTCAATTACCGGCCAATTCCAGTTACCTGGCTCATCACCTTTTAAAATATTAGTTTTCCACAGTGTATCTATACCATCAAGTATTACTTTTACGTTGATAGCTGCATCTTCGGTTTCTCCCCAAGTAGCAACTACTATTGCCGGTAATTTATCTTGAACATTACCATTTACTTTCATAAATGCTTTGTCTTCTTTAGTAGCATTATAAACTACAATTCTTCCTATTGTTGGTTTCATAATATAAGTGGGTTTTACAAAGCCCTCCCAAGGTTATATTTTTAAAATGATGTCAATATCAATCACTCCATTATATCCTAATTCTTTAGCCATAGGATATTTAGTTACATCTTTATATTTAATGTTTCAAATGTTTTTAATAGAACATATTATAATCTCTTCCAACAAAGTATTTATCAAATTCTGAGTTTTTAACACCTAATAATTTCTGTAATGATTCTTTTAAGTATACTGGCTTTTTTAATTCAATTAGAAAGTCTAAGAACTTTAGAGCTTTAAGCATATCACTTTTATTATACTTATTACCACTCTCTAAACCTATTTTGTATAAATCACAAAAATCTTTAGTTAAATCAATCATTTCCATTGAACTTTGAAAATCTATAATAGGTTCTATACTAGCAAAAGTCTTATATCCAGTATACTTTAATTCTTTCATTGCATATATACGCTGATAATTAGTATCTGCATTCAGTTCTAATTCATCATGTCCGGTAAGAGTAAAACCTATTGCAACAAATTCTTTATCCCAATATTCCATAATTTTAGCATGCCTAATCCTTTCAACTAATTCATCACCTCCACATTTCGTTAATATCTTAACTGGAACTTTATATGAAGAACATATACCAACAGCAAGTGATATAAAATTAAAAGGGTTATCAAGAGACCCATGATATGATAATGGATCAGTAGTGAATGAGAAAAACAATCCATATTTCCTTATTTCATCAATATTTTTTAGTAGTTCCTTATGGAAAATATCTAAAGCGTGTTCGTTAGATTCAAAGCATTTTTTTAATCTTGGTGTATTACCACCTAATATTTTAGCTCCACGACCTTTTTTAAGATAGCAGTAAGTACATCCATGATTACATCCTACATGTACATTACAAGCCCAATAACTATATTCACCAGCTTTACCACTTGGGTTATAAATCGATTTTCCTTTATACATTCTCGTATTTCTTTTTTATCCGGTAAACTGTGGATAGGTTAATTACAATATTCTTTTTTTAAGTTTCGAAATAGTCGAAGGATCAACCCCTGTTTCTTCCGAAATTGATATTCCGGATTGACCAGATTTCAATCTATCGATTATTGATTGATCTCGAATTGATAAAGTTGATTCAATATTGATTTCAGGCGTTTCAATAATTGATTTTGATTGCACTTCATAACTCAATCTTTTTTCAAGCCATTCTTTCTTTATTATTAAGGCTTTTTTAATTACCTGCATTTTTAAAATTTAATTTAGGGTTATTATTACGTTTTTCAATCTCTTTATCTAACCAATTTTTTGCTAAATCAAGTTGTTCTTTATTATTCTCACAAGCATCAAGATTATATCCCATTTCTAAGCATACAATACCATTACTACCACTACCTAAATTTGGATCAAATATTTTCCAATGCTTTGGTATATCAAATTCTTTGAATTGCCATTTATATAAAGCAGTAGGTTTTTGTGTAGGATGAATTTTTTTCTCATTTAGCTTTTTATTGCCTTGTTGAATATGACCTTCATTCATACTCTTACCTTGCATCATACCACGCCACATATACCTAAATAAAATAGTTCTATCAGTAAGGCTTGTATAAGCAATTTCACAATCGAATTGACTACTACCGTCGTTAACTTTATCCCAAATTATTCGACCTTTTCCAAAATTAGTATGATAGTATTGGCAACCCCAAATTATTTGATGTTTTGAAACTCTAAATAACTCATCGAAATATTCTTTACTAGCAGGTTTATTATCCCAATTTCTATTAACATGATATCCTTCAACATAAATTCGAGTACCATTCGGTTGTTTAACATAGTGACCCCTATCA